CTATGTCTAGCGGCTACATTATTAAATGGCCTTTTGACGTAAGAATACAAAGGGACGAGAATGGTAGACTTTTCTGCTATAAGTCACGAACGGGAGACAACCATGACTTCAAGCCTCATCCACACTATCAATTAGAAGGATATCCAGATTTATTATTAGAATCTCAAAGAGACGGTATACAAAAACTCAATCTACCGTATAGGGTTAGAACTCCTGCTGGGACCAGTATTTTGATGAAGCAGCCAGCATATAGGCCAGACCTAAAAACTGAAGCAATGGAAGGTATAATAGATACCGATAAATTCTATGGAACCTTTAATGTACTATTTAACATTAAAAAAATAGATACAAAGAGAAAAGTTGTAATTCCCGCTGGAACTCCGTTGGCTCAAGTTATTCCATTTGTTAGAGGAGAATGGGAGATTTCATATGGAGAGATTGATCAAGATAAAAAAAAGATCAATGATGATCTAGCAGACAATATAGAAAAGTTTTATCAAAAATATCAATGGGAAAGGAAGATATTTAAAAATGAAGCAGTTGACTAATTTACCCCCAGGTATTGAAATATTCTCTAATATTATTTCTTACTCAGAGGCAGATGCCATGGTAGATATTATAGAGAGTGCTATTGATACAAAAAATAACTGTAATTTACAGTGGGGTCTTCCAAAAATGCACTCACCTGACATTTCTTCACTAAGAAGAAATGATGCTGTCGCTGTTTCAGAGCATACCTTTCTTAACGCAGATTGTTCATGCGGACTTAAAGAAATAGACTCAACATTAGGTAAATTAATGTTAAAGTGTCTAGAAAAATATGTATCTAAATATGACATTGGAATAACACAAGACGAGGGGTTTTATTGTGTTAAATATGATAAGTCACATGTTGATTTTGGAGTGGTAGACGATAATCCTTTTGTCAATAGAGTGGTTTCTATGCATATGCCATTAAATATAAATGAGCCAACAGAGTACATTAAATTTAAAAATTTAGATTTTTCTATTAGTATCTCATCACCATCAATTATTTTATTTCCATCCAATTTTCTTTTTTCATACGAAAAACCCTATACAGAGGGTCTATATGAAATTCAAAACTTTTTTAATAATAACCCAGACAATCAATTCTTTGATAAAATTTTTGGCGAAGAGGTTTCTATTTCTTTGGAAAAATCTGATTAGTTCTAAGGTTTCTATAAAAACCAGAGCCAAAACTTTCAACAAAGTGTCGGGTTTGTTGAATAAACCCTTTATCAGAACCAAACTTCTTATAGTTTAAACTAATGCTATCTCTTTTTACAAAGATTACCTTCATGAATGGAGTTCCCGCATCGATCTTTCCTTCAAAATTGCTATTAACAAGAAAAGGAAAATTAACGGGGGCTTTATATTTATCAACCTGCACCATTGCACCTATAAATAAAAGAGGGTATCCAGTATACGGGTAGTAAGGAATATACACAGCAGAATACCCATCTGGGGCTTCAATATAAAAAGGAAAATCTACTTTATATGGAGCATAAGAATATTCTTTTGGATATGGTAGTTCTTGCAACTGCTGGGGAGAGTGATGGCCTAGTTTACAGTTAAAGGACTCAGTGCTAGAACTTAATTGTTGGTTCAGACCAGTTCCCTCTGCATATAGAGAAAATGGAAAGTGAAGGGTCAGCCCATATGATAAATAATCAAAAACTGGCATACATCTTTTTATAGACTGCGCCTTATCTTTTTTCACAGACTTACTAAGATTATTTACATATGAATCACTTTTTTTATACCATTCAGGAATTTCATTATCGCTTTTACGAATACAATATTCCATGAAGTCGCCACCATAAGTTTCTTCAATTGGATAAACATTAATTTCCATTAAGAGTGTTCCTATCTATATTTTAGAAATAAAAGATTGAAGTTCTGGATAATCTTCAACATTAACATTATACTTCTCAGACATATGCAAAACAATATCTTTAAATATTTTTTTTGCGGAATTCCAAGAAGTAGTAAAACCAGACATATAAATAATATGATCATGTTCAACTGGTTTAAATATGGTATAGAAAGCCTGCTGACCATGAGACCCTATAATATTAGAGATAGATAATTCGTACCTTTGATCATTAGAATCAATAAAAAACTTCTTTATCCTATAATCTGATAAAAATCTATTAGTTGATAAGTCTATATCTGACACAGAATAATTATAGCATGGCGTGATATAATTTAGGAATGGCAAATGCAAAAGTTGGAGGAACTTGGCGAACTGTTAAACTGCCATATGCTAGAGTTTCTGGTCAATGGAAGCCTTGTAAGCAGATGTATGCTAAAGTCGGTGGGGTTTGGAAAATAACATTTGATATCACAGCCGCCGACCCATTTGATGGCACTGGATCATTAGATGGACAGTTGACCCCAGGATATGCTCCCTGGGAAGTAATAAGTGGTACTTGGACAGAATCTGGTGGAAATGTATCGTCATCAGATACCTCCGATAGAGTTGCTGCACTAGAAACTGGGCTAACAGATGTTGAAGTAGAAATTGATAGGACTACGGCAGCAACAGGCGGTGACGGAGTAGCCTTTTGGATTCAAGACCAATCGAATTGGTGGGGCGTGAGAGCGTACACTGAAGAATATTTCGTTCCATTCACTAATTTTACTTACTATCCATTTAATTGTACTGATTCATTTAGAACAAGAAATATTACACAGAATCCATCCGTTCCAGGAACAGCAATCCCTGGAACTAATAATATTGCAAGCCCAGGAAATGTTGTAACCCCTGGAAATGTAAGTGCCTTTGGAACATGTACGAATACAACTGGGTGTACAGGAACATGTTGTTTTACCCCAGTTCCTTCTACTCCTGTTCCTGGAAGTAATAATATTGTAAATTCTGGAACATTTGTATCCTGTAACTATTCCCTCTCTTATTTCAGTATGATTACTAATAGAAATACATTTCTTGCAACAATTTCAACTAGAACTTGTTCATGTAGTGGTAATTCAAATAGTAATTGTAGTCTTTCGTTTGGTAGTGGAGGTAATAACTGCATTAATGGTTGTGGACCAACAAATTATCCAGGCCCTAGCCCCTTTCCTTGTAATAGAAATCCAGACAATAGATCATTCGCAACAAGAATATCTGGATGTGGGAGCGGGTGCGGACCAGCATGTGGACCAATTTGTGGAGCCTCGCCTTCGCCTAGTAATGTTAACAGCATATTTCAATTATTCTGCCCTAATGCTTCATCATATAATAATTTCTCATTTAATAATGCAAACTGTTCTTGTGCATATGGCGTTAGTGCTACTAAAGCAAACTTTACTAATAATCCACCGAATTATAATGCTCCGAATAATAACCCTGCTAGTAATAATGCCCCAAGGTTTAATAATCCACCGAGTTTTAATACTCCAACTAATAATGTGCCAAATTATAATCCTCCAAATAATAACACCCCTACTCCAGCATCATGCACATGTACAGATGGACCAATTACTAACAGTAATTATCTTAGTTTTATATCTAGTAACGTAAGTTTTCCTGTATGTGCTAATAATATTCCATGCTCTTCAACTCAACCTACAGGAACATTATATTCACGATCATGTGTAGCATGTCCTGCTGGGTCACCTTCTTGTATTACAAGTTTTTCAGGTGTAAATGCAGCATATTACAAACGAGGTCAAATTATTAGAAAATCTGGCGGAACATTAAATGTAATAACTAATCAAGACTTTGGCGATGTAGGAAACGTCTATGCTTATACCTCTGGGAATACAATTGGATTTAGACAATACTCAGCGACAGGTAGAGCAGGAACTTCATCAAATCTAGTAACCTATGACGCTGGTCCAATAAATAAAGGGACTAAGCATGGTATAATCGTTACCGCAGTTCCATACACTCAAAGTTATTCTATAAGTAGATTTAAGGTGAATGTTTAATGTCAGAAAAAATTAATTATATTAAAGAATTACGGTCTAACAGACTTGATATTTGCAAAAATTGTGAGTTTTTTAATAAAATTACAACTCAATGCAATAAATGTGGGTGTATAATGTCTATGAAAACATTGCTTGCAGATGCAAAATGTCCTATAGGAAGGTGGTAACATGAGAATAATATGTACAGTTGATAATTCATTTTTATTAGAAACAGAAGATGGATTAGTCTATCCATTTAATATGAATAATATTGATGTTCTGGTGGCAGAACTATCTTTAGATATTGATGTTTGCAATGAAATAAAAAATAAAGTGCTTGATATAATGAAAGAAAAAATTGATAAGAAGCAACTGACTCAAACACTTTCTATTGAAAAAATTGCACAGTATATTCAAAGCCTTATTTTATTAAATGAATATATGCCAGTCCTTGAAATTCTAGATAGATCAACTAGAACACATAAAATGATTACTACAGACAAGCCATATGAAACATGGCAGTGGGACTATCAAAAAGAAGAATATGTAGCACCTATGCCATACCCAACAAAATTAGTAGAGTCTGAGCCAGATAAATATATTTGGAATGATGACTCTCTTTCATGGGAACCTGCTGAACCAGCCCCACATAGAGGTTGGCTGTGGGATTATGCTAAAGAAAAGTATACTTCTCCCGTACCATATCCATTAGATGCAGAACCAGATGAATTTAAGTGGGATGAAGAAAAAATGTTATGGGTGGTTAATGACTAAATGGGTAAACTTATACATCTTCCTGTTTTTAATTAATATAATTACTTTAATATTTTTTAACCTATCTATAATATTTACATCTTTACTTGTAATTTCAGCAGGCATTGTGATATATTTTTCATATAAAAATAAAACTACATCTATCGTTCATGTAGTAATGCTACTACTATCAATATTATTGTTAGTATTATCTATAATAAGGGTTTAATATGACTAAAAAAATACTGGCTCCAGGAGTTGTTCAATATCCATTTCCAAAAAAATTAGCCAGAAGTTTAATCGATATGCTTGAAAGTGATGATAGTGTACCCTGGGACAGAAGCCTTGTTGGTACTAATGGGCACTCTAGCGATGTAAGAACAAGTGAGCAGATAGCACTTGAAGCAGAAATGCCAATTGCAGCGTCAAAAATAAAAGAAGTCTTTATTGAGTGTGTTAAAGAATATATGGAAGATTATGAAATTAATATTACTCAGGACGAGTCGCTAGTTCTACTTAGATATAGCGAGTATAATAAGTACGACTATCATGTAGATGCAAATTGGAATTTATACAGAGTTTTATCAGGTCTTATTTATTTAAACCCAACAGAATATGAAGGCGGCGAGACCCACTTTGATCAGTTTGATTTATCAATTAATCCTGAAGAACCATCAATAGTTTTATTTCCATCAAATTATATCTATAAACATGCTGCTATGCCAGTTACTTCTGGGGTAAAATATATTATTGTTACATGGATGAATGACTTACCACCAGGAATTCATCCAACCATTATAAATTCTATTGCACATGCGACAGGAAGACATTAGTATATAATAATTTTATGATTAAGTATCTAGGCTCACTTGGCACATTTATTCGTCTTAATGATAGCGATAATAAAAACTATAATTTAGTTAGAATTTTTTCTTCTTCTGCTGCCTCAAACTTATTATTTTCTGCAAGTGTCAATAATTTAAACGGATCGGTAAGAATCAGCACTGCCTCTACATCTGTATATGTTAATGGAGTATCTGGATCTGTTATCCCAAACCAGAAGTGGTCACACCTTTTATTCTCTTTTGATAATAAACTTTATACAAAAGATAGCAATGACTTTTTAATTAGATTTGGTGATACAGCAAGTTCTAATTTTAATATACAAAACTTATATATGCTTGAAGCATCAACATCCCCAGATGACGCTGAGTATCTACACTATTCTTTTACAGGGGCGGGTGGCAATGTAATTAGAGTAACCGATACTGCATCTTGCTCAATTAATATAATTGACTATCCTGAAAACAATTTCATATCAGCATCTTCTAATGTCATCTATCAGCCCCTGAAAGATCAAAAAAGATATCTTACCGATATCACAGCGCTTTCTGAATTAAGCCTAATCAATTATGTTTCTGCATCAGTCCTATCTGCCGACCTTTTATATGTCGATGGTTTTCAATTATCAGAAGGGGATAAAGTTCTTTCAGTATTAGATGATCAGATCTATCAGTTAACAGGATCATCTCAACTTATTACAATTAGTAGTTCTGTTGGAGACTTTATTAAAGTTATTTCTGGCAATCAATTTAAAAATTCATTCCTAATAAAAACTAGTGAAGGGTTTATTTTTACTAATGCTAGGCAAAAAATTGACTATATGATGAACGTTTTTAACTAAAATAACGCTCAGTATGGTACTATCTGTTACATGGGACTACAAGTAGTAAGAGATAAGAGCAATTACGGTATATATGTATGGCTTCTGCCAGAAGGCGGAGTTTTTAAGGATGATGATAATAACGTTCTTAATATTCCTTCTGAAAAAGGAGATATCACAAAGATGGCGGAGATTCGTAAAGTCGCCGCTCATTATGGACAGCCAGAAGGACAAGCAGTATTCATTCCTGGAATTGGTCGGGTAACAGAAGAAGAATACCAAGAAGACAAGTATAGAATGGAAAATGGCCTTCTATCTTATGGAGATACGGGAGCGTGGAGAGATGCAGCAAGAGCAAAAAGATCTCTGGATTGATAGTGTTGGCTTAGATAAAGCCATAGGTTCAAGTTCATTTAATGCAAATGAAAAAGATGACTTCAATCAGGATGCCGAAAGTATCCTTAACTTAAATGGATTATCACAAAACTTTAAACGTTCTGCTCGTAGAAAAATGAGCAAAGGTTTAGTTACTGCTGGCGGAGTTATTGTAGAAGCAGAAGACAACATGTATGCTGGTGACGGGGCATCCTCTAAACAAATTATTCCAGACAAGTACGGATATGGACTGTTTGATGTTGTGGAGCCTTTATACAATCAACATGCATTAGCAAAAATTTATGAACTTTCTGCTCCAAACTATGCAGCAATTAATGCTAAGGTAGCAAATATTGTTGGCCTTGGATATGATTTAGTTCCAACTTTAAACGTTATGGAAAAGATAGAATCTATCTCTGATACAGAAGAATTAGGAAGAGTAAGAAGAAATCTTGCTCGTCAAAAGAGTAGAATTATTGACTGGCTAGAAACAAGAAATGACGATGATACTCTTACGATGACCCTAATGAAAGCGTATATTGACGCTGAAACTACAGGAAATGGATACATTGAAGTTGGTAGAAAAACAACTGGGGAGATTGGTTATATTGGACATATACCCGCTCCAACAATGCGAGTCCGCCGCCTACGCGATGGCTTTGTACAGATTGTGAGTGGAAAAGCCGTATATTTTCGTAATTTCCAGGGTGAGGAAAAAAATCCTATTACCACTGATCCACGACCAAATGAAATTATTCATATTAAAAATTACACTCCAACAAACACATACTATGGAGTTCCAGCCATTGTAGCCGCCAAAAATGCTATGGCTGGCAATGAATTTGCCTCAAGATTCAACCTTGAGTATTTTGAAAATAAAGCAGTTCCTCGTTATATTTTCTGGCTTAAAGGTGCAAAAATGTCTCGTCAGGCAGAAGAAAGACTATTTGAATTTTTCCAGGGTAGTCTAAGGGGTCAAAGCCATAGAACTGCTGTTATACCTATCCCAGGAGACACCCCTGATAATAAAGTAGAAATGAAGATGGAGCCCATTGAAACTAATATTCAGGATTCATCATTTAATAACTATAAGAAGATGAATAAGGATGAAATTCTTATGGCTCATCGCGTGCCTGCATCTAAGGTGGGGGCAGCAGAAGGTATTGGTCTTGCAGCAGCAAGAGAGGCAGATAGAACATTTAAAGAGCAAGTTTGCCGCCCAGCACAGGATTCTCTAGAAAAGAAAATTAACAAAATTATTGCAGAAAAAACAGACGCATTCAGATTTGAGTTTAATGAACTTACCCTAACAGATGAAGAAACTCGCTCAAAAATTGATGAACGATATTTGAGGATGCAAGTAATTGTTCCGAATGAAGTAAGAGAACGTCTTGGAATGTCAACACTTCCTAGTGGCGATACTCCAATTGTTCTAGGCCCACAGCAACGTGCGGAGCAAACTGCACAGGCAACGGGTAATAGATTAAGAGATCAAGAGCGGTCGGCTAACCAGTCTGACGCCGCTGAACTTCCAAGAGCAACACAGGGCGATGGGAGACAGCAGAATTAATAAGATAGAATATAATATAATTTAATTGTTATGATTATTAATAAAGCGCATTTCGATGTAGACGGAGACAGTCTTCGTCTTACAATGCCTATTGCTAAAGTCGATGAAGAACGTCGAATTGTTAGCGGATTTGCTACATTAGATAATGTAGATCGTCAGGGGGATGTTTTATTAACAGAGGCTTCTCGTAAAGCATTTGAAAATTTCCGAGGTAATGTACGTTTAATGCACCAACCAATTCCTGCTGGAAAGATTGTTTCATTTAGAGAGAATACCTTCTATGATAAGCAATCTGGAAAAATGTACAGCGGCATCTTTGTTGATGCATATATTTCTAAAGGTGCTGAAAACATCTGGCAAATGGTTCTAGACGGTACGCTTACAGGTTTTTCAATTGGTGGCAGGATTGTAGACTACGAAACAAAAATGGATGACGGTGAAGAACATCCAGGGGTAAGAGTCGTAAAAGAATATGAACTAATGGAACTATCTCTAGTCGATTCCCCCGCAAATCAATTTGCTAATATTCTTTCTATCCAAAAACTTGGTGATGAAGTTATCACTTCAGGCATCGCTACTGAATTTTCTACTGAAAATGTATTCTGGTGCAGCGCAGATAAAATTGCGCTAACTGAAAAATCAGACTCATTCAAATGCCCAGCATGTAATTCAGAAATGATTGAAATTGGCTGGGTAGAATCATCAGACGTTAATAAAAATCAAGAGATAGGCAAACTTGTTGACGCTCTCATTAAAGCAGAATCTTTAAGTGTAGGGGACTTTGTTTCATGGAATTCAAGTGGTGGAACGGCTAGAGGTAAAGTAGAGAGAATTGCCCGTTCTGGCTCCATCAATGTCCCCGATTCAGATTTTACTATTAATGCAGAGGAAGGAGATGCAGCCGTACTTATTAGGGTTTATCGTAAAGGTGCAGAAGGCTGGGCAGCATCAGATACTCGCGTCGGACATAAAATGAGTACGCTTAGAAGAATCTCCTCCCTTGATAAAATGCATCATGAAGATATGGAAGATGATGTAGAGGATGATATGGATGATGAGGATGTAAGAAAAGAAACTGTTACTAATGAAGTAACTCCTAATCGTAATGCTCAACAGGGCCTTCCTAGTGGCATTGCCCGTCCATCTAAAAAGAAAAAGATTAAGTATAAGAAAGAAGCAGGAGATATTGTTTCTGGAGACTATGTTGCCTTTACAGAAAATGCTAAATTAGTAAAGGGTCGTGTCGATGTATTAGAAAATACTGTGGCGGCAGTAAGAGTGTATAACAATGAGTCAGACAATAGATTCCGTCCGACAGATACACTAATAACAAAAAATATTTCAGACTTAACAAAAATTAAATTAGCCAGCAAAGTAGTTATTAAATCACTTGCGGCAGAGGATGAAGATCATCTAAATTCCTTAATTTCTCAGCATAATGAAAAATATGGTAATGTTGCTTTTAAGAGTGTCACATTTGATGCCATTCGTCAAGTTTTTGAAAGAGGGGTTGCTGCATTTAAAAGCAACCCCATGATGAATAAATCAAATGAGTACTCACCTGAACAATGGGCGTATGCAAGAGTAAATGCTTTCTTGCAGGCGGTAAGAACAGGGAAATACAAAAATAGACCATATGACACAGATTTGTTGCCAAAGGGTCACCCATTGACAACGGAAAAGTCAGACGAACTAGAGGAAAACAGTTTGGCTTTACAAAAAAGAGAAGGAGGTGTTGAAATGGCTGAAGATACAACAAGCCATGAAGAACTTGACACCGCCGAGGCTGCAATCGAGGCTTCTGAAGAAGTTACGTTTGAGGTAGAAGAAACTGTAGAGGACGTAGTTACGGAAGCCCTTGCAATGGCTAAGTCCGATGGTGTTGAGGCTGAAGTTGCCGAGGACACCACCTCTGACGTTTTCGATATGGAAAAGGCCCTTGGCGAGGTTAAGTCCTTCGTAGAAGAGACAATTACCAAGTCCACTGAAACAAATACCGAGTCACTTGACAAGATTTCCAGTGCAGTAGTCGAACTTGCTAAGGCAGTCGATGAAAAAATTGGACAACTACAAGCCAAGTATGAAGAGGTTACAAAAAGTTTATCCGATCTCAATTCCGCCGCGACTGAAATCGCTACCCGCGTGGAGTCTGTAGAGGAAGAGACGGCTATGAAGAAGTCTGGTGAACTGGAATCCAGTATCCCAGAGCAACCCGTAATGAAGAAATCATTATGGGGCGGACGCTTCCTCAGTTCCGCAGAATTATTTAACTAACTAAAATAAGAAAGAGAGGTGTAAAGAAAAGCATGAGTGACATTATCAATAAAGCCGCTGCCGCTGTAAACGTTGGTACTGGTGCAATCATCTCAGATCTCGCTTCAAGCGGTGATATGGAGAACTTGACCAGCAACCCACTAACTCAGAACGGTGGCGTGCTACTTCCAGAACAATCCCGTCAGTTCCTAGACTATGTGTTTGATCAGATGGTCCTAGGCAATGACGGTCGTAGACAAGTTATGCGTTCAAACACCGCTGAATTCGATAAGATTCAGGTCGGTACACGTTTGATCCGCAAGGCATCACAAGCAAGTGAGAACATCTTTGATGCTGGCGCAGGCACAATCGACTATGCAAACCGTGGTGCTCAATTCACCAAGGTTGAAATCGTCACTACTAAGTTCCGCTTGGACTACGAACTCTCAACTGAGGCACTTGAGGATAACATTGAAGGCTCCGCCCTTGAAGATCACATTGTCCGCCTAATGGCTGGTCAATTCGGTAACGATCTTGAAGACATTGCCATCAATGGTCTTGCTGCTCAGGGAACTGCATCCTACGCTGGTACGACTTACCCATACACAATTGATGGTTTCGTCAAACTCGCTGACGGTGCTGCTGGTGGTACCCACTTTGGTACTGCTGCAACTGTTACCACAGCATCCACATTCTTCACTGCAGCAACCACCGCAGGTCAACTGAAGTCAGGTTCTGCAATTGCCTTCTTTGAGAATCTCTACAACAGCCTTGGTCGTAAGTACAAGGCTCGTCGTGGCGAATTGAAGTTCTATGCTTCAACAAAGAACGTTCAAACCCTTCTTACGGATCTTCGTCAGATTGGTTCAGGTGGTGTTCCTGAGGATATCGCTTCTGGCATCCTTCGTGGCACTCCCCCTCGCGTAGGTGGTCCCGCTGGTATGACAACTTCTATTTACGGTATTCCCGTGATGGAAGTTCCACTATACCCAGATCACTACGTTGATCTCACATTCCCCCAAAACAGAATCTGGGGCTTCCAGAGAGACGTTACGGTTCACCGTGAGTTCAAGCCAAAGAAAGACACCGTAGAATACACAGTTTACGTCCGCATGGGTCTTAACATTGAAGAACTTTCTGCAATGGCTAAGGCTAACGCCGTAACTGGCTAATAAAAATTTAATATTGGTTAAGGGGCCGAGAAATCGGCCCCTTTTCCATATTCAATGTATAGTAAAATAGAAATATCTTATATCGGCGGTGCTGAATGATTGAATATCTAAGGTCTGACAATTTACCATTAACGTTATCATATTCTGCTAGCGCCTATGCTGGCAACGTTTATTTTGAAGTATATGATTTAGATACAGAGGAATTTATTCAAGGCGGTAAAGGTGTTCCTAGGGCATCCTCCGCATTCTCTATAACGCTTAATGCCGACTCAACTGCATATGATAGAAATCTAAAAATAGAGTATGTAACAACAAGCGCATCTGGAGCATTTAATGATATCCAATATGTCTCTTTAATTAGACCCTATGCTTCCATTAATAGAATTGTTGACCTAGCAGAAATAGATGTAACTACTCTAGGATCTGCTTCTGCAAGCAAATTACAAAGATTAGAGCGTAGAGCAAGGTTAAGCATTAATTCGTACCTTGGCTTTAACTTTTATAAAGAAAAAAGAACAGCAACCGTCTATGGGAATAATACAGATGTTTTGACTTTGCCGTACCCAATATATAGAATTGATGCAATATATGAAGATGACATTTTAATTTATCAAAGAGATAGCGAAACAGAACAACTGGAGTTTCCAGTTGAAATTGGACCATCTTCTAATAGAATTAAAATAGTAAATTCATCTGAAAAAAATAAAGAAACATTAGAGTTTCCAAAGTTTTCTGTCTTCTACTATGATGGACTTTTCAAAAAAGATTTTTCTTATAAAATTGATGGAATTTGGGGATGGGAATATATTCCTTCAGAAATAGAAGAGGCTACTGCCCTGCTAGTCAATGATTATTTATGCAATGACTTTAATGTAAGAAATAAGAATATTTCACAACTTTCAAATGATTCATATAATATTAAATATAATGCAGATTTCGCAACAGGTATAGGTAATTTATTGGTAGACAATCTATTGGCTCCATATAGAGAACCAAGATATATGGTGATTTAAATGAGTGGATGCATACCGTCTACATCATACAACATGAAGGCCGATATCTACAAGCCAACCATATCTCAGGATTCTACTGGTGCTGTGGTAAAGTCATGGGCTCTAGAAAAAACAATTAATTGTGTTGCTAGAGGCGTAGTAAGAAAAGGTGTAGGGGAAAATTCAACAGCAGTAGAAGTTAACAATTATTTAAATATATTACATTCTATGGTTAAAGTAAGAGCCTCAGAAATTATTCCATCAGATAGAAGAGTTGTTAGAGTAAGAAACTCTCAGGGAATTATTTTTCTTGAAAACCAAGATCCATCTTCAGATGGTGGATTTCAGGGCTCTACCATATTTGAACCTAGAGGAAGCACCCCCCTATTAAATTTTGATGGCAGCGTTATTGAATATGAAACAGTGCTAATGCGTCAAGAAATACAAAGGATAGATGTTTAATGGCTAAATTAAAAGCATTTAACACTGGTATGTTTTCTGAAAAAGTTTTAGCCTTGTCTAACTATGATAGTACAATGATCACAAACTTATACCAAAATCCAGCAAATAAACAAAAAATAACTCGCGGCGCAGCCTTCATAATTAAAAATTATTTTGACCAGTATCTTGATCAGCGTGCTAGACAAACTCCTAGTGCATACCACCATGTTTATGAGTTTAATAAAACAGGTAAAACAAATTCTCGTTTATTTAAAGGAACAGTGTCTAATGTTGGAGACTCCGCTGTAATAACATATAATTTTACTGTTGCAAAAGAACCAAATAGAAATGGATATAACTTCCCAAATAAAGCAGAAGTTATGGAAGAAGGAAAAACTTTAATTATCACTCCAAAAAGAGGAAAATACTTAAAGTATCAACTAGAAGATGGAAAGTTTGTTACTTCAGAAAAATCTATTGTTGAAAATCCTGGCGGACCAGAAGTAGCAGGCACCTTTGAAGAGACCTTTAATAACTTTATGAATACAACTGGAAGAACCGTACTTGATAAATTTGGATTCTTTAAGAAGATAGAAAGAACTATGATAGAGAAAAGAAGACTGGCTATACCAAGAATTAATTCAGGCATGGTTTCAGATGCTATTAGTTCTGCAAGAAGAGATTCAGATCAAATTGCTGGAGGTGTATCAACATACTATGTCTGATCCAAGAGAATTAGCGGTTGTTCATATAAATAATTATTTATGGGATTTAGCAACAGGAAATGTTGCTGGGCAGCCAGCGGTGGCTAGTGCAGTCTGGGACACATCAATCTATACATCAGCGTCTTTAAATTTTAAACCATTCTATCCAGTTAGTGAAAATCTAGCAGTTGACTCATCTAAAATGCCTTACATACTTTATGATTATATTTTTATGAGGAAGGCGGGAACGTTCTGGCCTATTCAAAAGGAAGAGGTAGATTATATTATTGTCGGGGATCTGCCACAAATTTTTTATATAAAAAATTATATAGTTGATGCTCTGGAAAGATTTGACGAGTCTGCCCAGGATGTTAACAGACACCTTTTAAGCGCTCGCCCAACAATTAAATTTAAATATATAACTGTAGACCAGGACAGTTATATTGCCGATGAAAAAAGAATTGATAGTTTTAAACCTAAGTTTATTACATGCTTGAAAATATGCTATGAATACACAAAATAATCTCTAACATGATAATATAATTTATGAGGAAGCGCAATATCTTTTCGCTCCAAGGAGGTGAAAATTAAATGGCTAGAGACTTTAATGCAAAAAATATTATCGTTGGTGCTGCCGTTGTTTATGTCGGTAAAGAAGGTGTCGAAAACAATCTAATTAACGTTGGATCTTCTTCTCAATCCGCACAGAAGCCCTCAAACGTTACTAACGTTTCTGGCGGCAACTGGTACCATCTTGGCTACACAATGGAGGGTGTCACCCTGAACATTGAACCAACATTCAATGACGTCATGGTTGACCAACTTCTTGACACTGCTCGCCTATTCAAAACTTCTCAGAGAGTTACTGTTGCAACAAGTCTTACAGAAGCAACTCTAGAAAATCTTTATGTTGCTATTGGTGGTAAGGCTGGCGGTGAAGGTGACTACCTAACCGCATCTGCTGGCGCATCATTCAATCAGATTGCTAATGCAGATGGTTCTAACACTACTTCATCTGCAACTCCAGGTGTATCAGTAGGTGGAACAACTGCTTCTGCTCAAACACAGAATGTACTCCATCTTAACGGTGGTGCGTTGGGTGTTTCTCCTGTAGAACGTTCAGTATGTTTCGTTGGTTCTGCTCCAACTTCAGTTGCAGAATTAGGTTCAGTACCCGCAGGACAATCAACAGGTAGCGCAGAAAGAATTTACATGCTCTACCGCGCAGTTTCTGTAGAGGCAGTTGGCGTTGGTGTTCGTCGTGACGATTCCACAGTATTCCCAATTAACTTCCGAGTTATGCCTTCAACTTCATACACTGCTCCAGATGGTAACGCCGCATATGGTAAGATCATCGACAGAGTTTTCTAATAACTAAATAAGTTTTGTGATAAAGACGCAGTATTTGCTGCGTCTTTATCATTTTTAATGTATAATATTTCTAAGGAGCGAAAGGAATAAAATGGCAACAAAAGTTTATGAAACTATTGAATTAGAACTTCTTGATGGTCGAACCATTACCGTAAAACCACTTAATCTAAAGAATCTAAGATTGGTTATGAAAGAATGGCAAAAGGCATCAAATGTAAAGAACGAAGATGAGTTCCTTGACATTCTCATCAAATGTACTTCAATTGCTTTCCGTCAGTTCGCGCCAGATCTTGCGGAAACAAAAGAAGAACTTGAAGAAGCAGTAGACCTTCAAACTATGTATAAAATTCTTGAAATTGCTGCTGATATCAAGTTGAATGACCCAAACCTAGTAGCGACGGCTCAGGAACTCGCTGGGACGATCTAGACCTAGCCTCCATGTTGGGGGAAGTATTTCTTCTGGGACACTGGAAGGATTACGATGAACTTGAATCGTCGCTATCAATGCCAGAACTTGCTGCAACACTAAAAGCAGTATATGAATCTGAACGTAGGAGGCAAAAGTTTATGGCTGCTCTGCAAGGAATCGATATTGATGAGAAAGATGATAGCGATACCAGTGAGCAAAAGAGTGACAGGGTGCCCACTATTGAGGAAATCCAGGCAAGAGCGGTGGCGCGCTTGACTGGCAATAGAGATATGGCGGGTGCTATTAGCCAAGGTTTCACTCCAGACATGGGAGTAGAATATAAAATAGCGGAGGGTACAGTTCTTGGCTAACATTAATTCCGTCATAACTTATAATGCTAATTTGTCGCCTGCTCAGGCGCAAATTAAGGCTTTAACAGGGCAAATTGCTGGCCTTACTGCTGCATTTAATACCCTTGATAAATCTGCTCTTTCTGCTCAAAGAAATCTTGCTGGAGCATTTGCGAGAGATGTTGGAAATATTGGCGGCTTTACCACTCAAATGGTACAGGCCCATAATGCCGTAGAAAATTTTGGAAAACAAATTGCCGCCAATAAACTTACAATGCGTGAGTCATTTCGTGAAGCAATTGCAGGATATACAAAACAAAATAGTTTGATGAAACGACTTGCTGAACAGCAAGTAAAGTATCAACAGTCTGTTGCTGTTCCCGTTGGTGGAGGACAGGCAATGATGATGACCCCCGCTGCACTTTCTGCAACGGGAACATCTGCTGCTATGGCTGCTCAAAAATTCTCTATATTTAATCAATTAATTGATAATGGTGCGACTTCCATGCTTAACTGGGGCAAAAATACTCAGTGGGCTGGTCGTCAACTTATGGTAGGTTTTACTTTACCCCTTGCTATGCTTGCTGCGGTTACGTCTAAACAATTCCGAGACTTGGATAAAGAATTAACAAGGTTCCAAAAGGTTTATGGGTCTGATCTTGGCGGCGCTATTAGTGAATCTACTTCTCGCATGAGAGAACAGGTAAAGCAACTAGCCTTTGATATTTCTCGTACATATGGTATTGCTGCTCAAGAAACCGCTGCTCTCGCCGCCGATATTGCTGCCACAGGAGCAGAAGGCGAACAGTTAATGGAATCTGTCCAACAGACGACAAGGTTAGCAGTATTAGGTGAAGTAGATAGACAAGAGGCTATGAAGGCTACTCTGGCTCTTCAGTCAGCATTTAAATTGAATACTAATGAATTAGCAGAATCTATCAACTTCTTGAATGCTGTAGAAAACCAAACATCTGCAACACTAGAGGATTTAGCAACTGCTATTCCTAAGGTTGGCCCTGTTGTTAGAAGTCTTGGCGGAGATGTAGAAGACCTAGCAGCACTTCTTGTTGCTATGCGTGAAGGCGGTATTCCAGCAGCAGAAGCAGCAAATGCATTAAAATCTGGTTTAGCATCACTTATCAATCCAACAAAACAAGCAAGTGAGGTGGCAAAGAAATTTGGAATTGATTTAGTGAGTATAGTAGAGGCAAACAAAGGGCAACTGATGCCTACTATTTTTGCTATGCAAAATGCTCTATCAGGACTGGACGATTTTGGTCGTGCAAGAGTTATTGAACAAATTTTTGGTAAGTACCAATTTGCTAGAATTTCAGCCCTTTTTGATAATATTGGAAAAACTGGCTCACAGACGCAGGCAGTATTAGAACTTGCTGCAAAGAGTTCTACAGAATTAGCGGCAGTTGCAAATCAAGAAATTAAGACACTTACAGAATCAACTGCTGTTAGATTCCAAAGAGCCATAGAAGATTTAAAGAATGCAGTTATGCCTCTTGGCGAAGTCCTAACTGAAACATTAATTCCCATTTTCCAAAAAATTGGAGAGGGGGTTAGAATATTTGCTGATTTCTTCCAGGCTTTACCAGAACCAGTAAAGAATTTTACTAAATATGTTGTTGCTTTAACCGCTCTTGCAGGTCCAATTATCATGTTGGTGGGTCTATTTGGAAACCTTATTGCCAATGGTTTAAAGATTGGCATGGTTATCATGCGTCTTGGGGCAAGAATGGCTGGGCTTAGAGTAGATAAATTTGAACTTCTTAATGCAGAGGTTATGGCGGCTAAATTAGGAGTAGACAACCTTACATTATCATTCACTAGCCAAGAGGCTGCAATGAGAAAACTTGTTGCAATTATGTCTCAATACCAAACATCTTTAAGGCAGTTAGCCACTACAAACCCAGCATTATTTATTCCTGGGGCCATTCCTGGTCGCGGCGGCTCAGTTCCAATTAAAAGACAATCTGGATCTTCTAGGCCAGAATTTGTTCCTGGTTCAGGTCGGGGAGATAAGATTCCCGCCATGCTTGAGCCTGGTGAATTTATTGTTAATCGTGCTGCTACAGAAAAATATGCTCCAGTCCTAATGCAAATGAATCGTGGGACGTTACAAGGATTTCAACAAGGTACACAATTGTCACATCTTTATAGTGCAAAAGATCAAAATGTTGGCTCACTGCTTCAACTACCATTTTTAGATCAAGGTGCAAGAGCCATGTTAATGCTTATACAATCTATTCATGGCGCGGACTTCCAGGTTAAAACTTATAGCAATGCAGTAGTTGGCCTAAGCACTACTCTTAATCAATCTATGGAAAGAGGAGAAGCCTCCATAGAAATGTTTAGAAGAGAAATTTCAGATACGGGAATGGCATTCGATCCATTAAGAGAACAATTAAGAGTAATGATATCTGAAACAGGAGAGTTCAATGGTGATCTTAATCTAGCGGAACAAGCAGTTGGTAGTTTTGCTCAACAGATGAGGGCTCAGGCGGCAGGATTTAAGGGCTCTACTTTTAATGCCGCCCAACTTGAATCAATGAGCATGGCAGCCCTAGCAGGGGTATCTGACCCTAGACAACGTGCTGCTTTAATGAGATTATTTGAAACCCCCACAGCATTTTCTGCTGGTAGAGGTCTAACAGCATCTAACATGTATATGTTTGGTCAAGCGTCTGGCGTGCCAATGTATTCTGGTGGTGAAGGTAAAAGTAAAAGAATTTATGCTCAATTAGGACCAGAGGAATATTTAGGAGTAAGGCCAAGGAGTGAAAGAATTCCTCTTGGGAATATGCCAACATATCAAGGCGCACAAATTTCACCTCTTAGTTTTGCCCTACCAGTAGGGGCCAGACCCCTTTCTCAGCCATACTCTACTCCAACAATGTACACCCCAGAGGGTCAAAGAATAACAAAGTCTATGGCCTCTTCTATGGGTGGAACCCAAAGAGAACTGTTTATGAAGCAGATAGAAACAAATGCCGCTACATTTATAGATGATTTAGCAAAAGCATTTGTGAGTACTGTTGCTAGAACATTAGAGGCAGCATCTCCGTCTAAAAGAGCAGATAGAGAAATGGCTATACAAGGTAAAAACTTTGGAGACGGTGCATCACAAGGTTTTATTAAAGGGTACAAATCTTCTGCCGCTGGAAAGCCAATAATTTCTGGTCCTGTGGGTGGCACGGGCATTGAATCTATTTCTAATGCTCAAAAAATTGCTCAGGCAGATCAATCAATATTGAAGATGAAGACTCTTCAGCAGAAGTTCACCGCCGACAGAGTAAGAACAGAGATTGAACTGGGCGTACTAGATGATAGGTTATTGCAAATTAGAAATAGTGAAACAATGACTGCCCAAGAAAAACTTAGAGCAACATTAGCATTAAATCAAGAACGTATTGCTTTAGAAAAAACTCATCAAACTGCTTTACAAAATGAAACTCGTATTCAAAATATTATTAATGGGCACAAGCAAAGAATTGCAGATGCTGATCAAGCACAGGCAAGATCTGAACAAGAAGAGGCTAAAAATGCTGCTCGTCGTGCGACTGCATCTATGGTCTCTCCTGGCGGACTTTATGGGCCTGGAGGATATGCTGCCTTTGGAACTGTTGGAAGAATGCCAAAGCCAGAAGATGTACAAAGTGGACCTGGAGACTCTTTAATAGATGCGATGGGGGAACTGGATCTTGAAAAAGATGACCAGGACACTAGGAAAAAGGGTAGAATGGGGAGTCTTTCCTCTGGTGGAACAAACGCACTTCTAGGTCTTTCTATGCTTACATCAACAATGACTATGTTTAGTGGTGCTAGTGGAGATGCTGCTAATAAACTAATGATGTTTAGCACAGCCCTAATGACGGCAACCATGGCTGCACAAATGTTTGGAGGGATGGGCATTGGTGGAGCAATGGTTGGTGGTGTTAAGAAGATTGGCGGAGGTCTGACCTCCCTTGGAGGCAAATTAGCCCCTGCTGGTCGTCACGCTGCTCCTGGATTACTTTCTAGAGGCTTAATGGGAGCAGGAGGAGCATTGGCAGGCGGTGGCGCAGCGGCAGCAGGAACTGTAGCAGCAGTAGCAATTCCATTAGTTATTACTGCTGCTGGTCTATACATGTATAAGAAATCTCTTGATGAAGCAAAAGAAAAAGCAAATGCCGCCTTTGCTGAACCAACAAAGACAGCAGAATTCTTTGGTAAGACTATTGACGGTCTTGGAAATGCGCTGGAGAACATTCAAGCAGCAGGCGTATCAAAAGAACTATCCTCAATAAACTCTGAATTGCGTATGGCTGTTAGTGAAGACTATGCAGGACTTATTGAAAAGTTGAAAACTTCAGTCACTACTGTTGGAGCAGCCGACCTTGGTGCTGCATATACCAAGATGATTATTTCTGGAATGAGTGCAGAAGAGGCTCAGGATTCAATTAAGGCTATTGCAGCAGAGGCTGGATATAAGGGTGGCATTGCATTTGCTAGCGCATTCTCTAATGGTTTGCTAGAAGCAAAAACAATAGAAGAGGCGTATCAACAAACAATAGATAATATTAGTCCAGAGTCAGTAGCAGGCCAACAAACAGCAGCAAGTGAAGCAATGAAACAGCAAGCAATTGCTAATCCTGGGTTATATGGAAGAAGTACACCTCAGGTTGCTAGTCGTAATTTTAAGAATGTTCTGGCTGGTGGGCCAGAGTTTGTTCAAGCATTAAAGAGTTCTATAGAAATATCTCAGACTGCGCCAGAACTAGTTGCTCAAAATCTAGATAAAATTAGAGAATCTTACTTAGCGCTAAATGAAGATGCGGGTGATATTCTTGGACTGGGAACGTCTGCCCGTGAGATGGCATTTGATGAATTTAAAAATATGATGGGCGAGTTAGATGATCCAGTAATTAATCAACTTTTAGATCAGTTACAAAATTCTACGGCAGAGACTCAAGCATTAGCCATTCAAATGACTGCGCTAGGGGTTCCACTAGCAGAAGCAAAAAATCGCGCAGGGCAATTTGATGATGCTCTTGCAAGAGCAGCAATAGATAATGCTAGCAGATTGGCTCAACTGGAGGTTGCAGTAGATGATGCAAAACAGGCATTATTAGACTTTGCAGACTCTGGTCCTATAACAGCAGCACTAGATAAAATTGGCAACTCTGTTGAAGTAATGCAAGAAAAAATTAAAGATTACGCTAAGTCTAGAGAAGATGAAAGAGAGGCCGTCGAAGAAAGTTTTGAGGCAGAGCAAAAGTCAAGAGAAGATTCAATTGAAGCCATACAGGATGAAATGGAAACAAAGAGAGAGTCTTTTGATGAAGAGATGGATCAACTTGATGAGAAGTCAGACAAAATTAAAAAATCTTCTGATGCTTATATTAAATCTTTACAAAAGAATCAAAAGGCAGATTCATTCTATGCTCAACAAAGAAAAACTGCTTTTGGAGCCTTGCAAAAACTTGCTTCTGGTGACGTTTTTGGATTCCTCCAAGAACGTGAAGCCATGTCAGAGGATGCTAGACAATTCTCTTATGATCAAACTATTGAAGGTATAGAAGAAAAAACTGATCTTGAATTAGAGGCAATAGATAAAGTTCGTGAAAGACGGCAACAAGAGCAAGATGAGTATGAAAAAATGATGGAAGATAAAATTGATGGTGTCCAAAAATTAATGGATAAAGAATCTGAAATGCATGAAAATAATATGAAAGCATTTGATGATGAAACTGAAGAGCATTCGACACAACTAGAAAGAAGATTAGCCAACAGAACTAGTAATAATACTAGGGCAAAAAATTTAATTGATGATATTAAAGAAGGAGAAACTAAAAGTTATAGAGAAGTTACTAGAGTTTTTGGCGAGGAGACTGGTAAAAGATACGAAGAACTAGTTAAAGCAGAAATGGCTGCCCTCCAACTAAAACTACAAGCGCAAGTTTCAGCCAAAGACATTGAACTAAAGGCGGCGGAGCAACAACTAATAGATATTTATAATTCTTTAATTGGCTTTGGTAATATTCCATCTAATTATCAGTCTGCTACAACATATCAAACAGTAAGTCAAACAGTGGGTATCCCTGGATTTGTCAGTCCACCACCTATTCCAAGGCGTGCAAGCGGAGGGAGCATAAAGGGTCCAGGCGGACCCAAGTCTGATGTAATTCCAGCCCTTCTCTCTAATGGTGAATATGTTATTCAAGCATCTAGTGTAAGCAAATATGGTAAGGGAATGATGGATACCATTAATGCTGGAAAGTTTGCTGAAGGCGGCATTGTCAAATTAGATAAAGACTTACTGGAAAGTGAGGGAGTATCAGTAAAAACTGCTAGAAATACTGTTAAGTCTATTGTTGATGGTGGGTGGCCTGACGATAGAGTAAGACTTGCGTATGCGATTGCCATGCGTGAATCTAACGGCAATCCAAATGCTTTTAGCAGATACAGCCCGACTAATTCAGACACTGGACTATTCCAGATTAATGAAAAAGCCTATGGAGGTCAAAGATGGTTTGATTTAAATAAATTAAAAGACCCAGTTTATAACTCTTCCATGGCATATAAATATGTTTCTAGAAAAGGAGAATTTTTCCTACCATGGGCGTTGACTCCACAATTTAATGGTAAAACTGGGTGGGACTGGTCATATTATGCAAATTCATCATATTTTGCTCCAGGATCAGAGGCAAGAAATGAAACAATCAGAAGAACAGAGTTATTCTGGAATTCATTCAAAGGTTTAAATAATAAAGGAAACACTGGTAATAACCCTGGGGCTGGTAATAAACCTGGGGCTGGTAATAAACCTGGGGCTGGTATTGGGCCGTTATCTTCTACAATACAGGGCCCAGGTGGAGGAGAAGGTTCTAGATCTTCATCAAGAGTTCAATTTGGCAAAGCAAGCCCACAATTTGTTACTGGAAGAATGCTTCCAATTCCTTCCAGACCAGGAAAGCCAGGAAAGCCAGGAAAGCCAGAAAAACCAGGAAATGGCGGCGGTAGTAGAGGAAATACTGATGGAGCCCTAGCGGTAGCATTTGCTAAACAACAACTAGGAGAGCCATATGTATCTAATTCAGATGGTCCAGATTCATGGGATTGTTCTGGTCTTACTGCTGCCGCATATAATCAAGGAGTTCCTGGTGGAAGCACAAAATATGCCCTGGCATCATATTCTACCTCTCAGGCGGATAGATTAAGAATCGTTGCAAGAAGGACTTCTGGCAACCCAGGTGACGGTGGTATGCCAGAAATTCCAAATAAATTTAGTGTTGGTGATCTTCTATACTTTACCAATACACCATATCCAGAATCTTATAAACATATTTCTATGTATGCAGGTAATGGTCAAGTAATAGAGGCCGGAAATCCAGTTAAAATGAGTCCATTAAATAATGATTTTAATAAAAAATATTTTACTTTTGGCGGACCTCCAAAGGCAAGGCTTGCAGCAGGAGGTATGGTCCTAGGCTTAGGTGGCCCTAGATCTGATTCTATTCCCGCTATGCTTTCAAATGGTGAATATGTAGTTAAGGCTTCTAGTGTTGCTAAATATGGAAAGTCATTCTTAGATCAGGTAAATGCTGGATCTTTTTCACTTAATCAAGATACTTCCTCTATGGCTCAACCAGCATTTAATCTACCAAGCATGTCAACAAATAGTTCAAATGTAAATAATTATGGCGGAAACAGTTCAAATAATGTTAGAATTATTATTAATGGTGCTGGTGGAAAGAGTGCCGCAGCAATTGCTAATAAGGTTGCCAGTATGATAAATAGTTCTGGTAATCGTAGAAATCATAGTAGGAGTATTTAATCATGCCAACGACTACTTTACAAAAAGTATGGACTAGACCAGCATTAATGATTTTTACAGAGTCTCAGCCTACTGTTGTTAATGCGGCTATTGGACAATATGATCTTGGAACGGCAGGAACAAATTTCTTGTATCTAACAGATGATAGTAGATCAGAGTTACAGATATCTATCGATCGAATTGAGTTTAAAAAACGCATGATTAATGGTAGAATGAGATCTTATCATGTTGCAGATAAGAAAAGTTTTTCTGTTAACTGGAGAGATCTTCCCTCAGTAAAAACTGAAATATCAGAAAGTCAGTTTCAGGCAAGTCCAAGCGGCTGGGCCTCATGTCAAGAAATGCTTCTATGGCATAAAAATCATTCAGACAGTTTTTACTTAACACTAGTTTACGATACTCCCTTGGCGGCAGCAGAGATACCTTTAAAGTATTCATTAGAAACGTATAATGTATTTTTTGAGGACTTTTCATATGTTGTAAAAAAGCGCGGTCCATTGCATGATCTTTGGGACATTAGTATGACACTAGTGGAGGTGTAATGTTAAATTACGGGTCTCTGAGAAATTTATACAGAAAAGCAGACTCTGTTACTAGCAGCCACCTTGTTGTTGCTGAGTGGAATATGAATAAGTATCAGCAACTAAAATATTATGGAGTTTATAAGAATCCTACTACTGCCGCTGCCAACACGACATTTAATTCATCAGACGCGAACATAGTAACAGGTGAAAACTTTTTCATATATGATGATAAAACTAAGAAATTAGACTCTACATCAGATTATTTTTCTAGCCTTACTTCAATATTTTTTCCAAATAGACCAAACCCAGGAATTGTTTTACTTCAAAACTATGGAAGCAATATTATTGTAAAACAAATAGAATCAATAAAATCTGAAAATATTAACTCAAGTTCACCAAGATACTATCCATTTTCATTTAATAGAGAATATGATTATTTTAATACTGCTAAAGCAATGGGTGAAAATACTAATGATAGAGGGGTAAAGGCACCAAACGGAAATATTTTATGTGCTAACCCATATGTTGTTTATAAAGATTCTGGAGAAGATCCATTTCCAGTTAATAAAATTACTATTAAAGTACAAAATCATTTAACAGTTCCAGATAAATTTATTGTTCAATACTTAAATTCAAGTAATGTTTGGACAACAGCGTATAATTCGGGAGATAACGCTTCAGCATTATTTAATACGGGAATTTTGGATTTATATTTCAACAGTAGCACATGGTCAACTACTGTAAGTAGAGTTACAGATCTATCTCAGATATCCTCTGTGTCACCTACACAATTAGTAAAGATTAAAGGTTTACGCTTACTTGTATTTAAAATGAGTACTAATAATCCTGGTAGCCAAGGTCTTGAAATTATTGAATTATCTCCCAGGCTGGAGGTAGATCTGACTGACTACACAGAGTCTTTTTCTTTTGACTCATCTATTGGTGATTCAACTAGTATAGGTTTGCCAGTAGGATCAATTGTTTCTAGTACAGGAAATATTTCTTTATCTAATGAAGATAATCAATTCTTATTTTCTAGCGTCTTAAATGATTTAAATATGTTAAACCCAGATACAAAGTTTACGTTTTATCAAATTGTTAATGATGGAACAACAAATACAACAATACCTTTAAAAATTATGTATTCTAATGAGTGGAATGTTGGTCAAGATTATTCAGTATCTATCACACTAGAGGATAAGTTTAAATTTTTAAGAGAAACGGCAGCAACAGATCTATTACTTGTATCTTCTACTGGAACAAAACTATCAACAATTATTTTAACATTATTAGATAATGCTGGTATAACTGGACTAGAGTTTGTCACCAGTTCACTTGGGGCGGATAAAACTGGTGAAGATGTTAAAATTAGAACATTCTTTTGCAAGAAAGAACAAACAGTGGCAGAGGTGCTAGAGCAACTTGCTATTGCAACACAATGCTCAATGTTCTTTGACGAAACAGATAATTTAAATATCTTAACCAAAGAAAGACTTACTGAAAAGGTTACTCAGTCTCAATCAACTAGTTCAACCAGCGGTGGCACAGACATGTGGATGGTTTTTGATGAAGACTATACCAATCTTGCTGGAACAGGAAATTGTTTAGAGTATAACTTCACAGCATCATATAACTCTAATGTTATTTCATATAATGAAATTAAATTAAATCCCGTAACGGATGGTGATGTTATTTATCACACCTATGGTCCAAGAAAAGTCCCAGGTATAAATAACCTTCCAGAAAAAGTACTAGCACCACTTACGAGTGATATTCCTGCTGCCACCCTTGCATTCTCAAACTATACTTATGCTACTAAAATTTTGTGGACAGTTGGAAACGATAACTCTTCCGTTTTAGGATGCGCTAATCTTGTTGTAGATTTACCAGATACGCAACTTAAAAATCAATTTACGTCTACTTATACAGCCTTGAATGAAGAAGAGGCAATCAGACTTATTTATAGTACAACTAATTTGGCAGGGACTACATATTTTCCAAACGATGCTGCAAAATTAACTGCTAAAAAATCTCTAGTCATATTTATTGATAGAAATGAAGGATTTACTATTCCAGATTATGAGGGATATATTTTAATAGATAGAGAATATATTAAATATCGTGGTAAATTATTTTCAATAAATGGGCAGTTAAAAATTCTATTTAGTGATGAAGAACTTCAGCAAGAAATGCGTTTTCTTCCAAAAGGATCTTCTATATCTATTATTGGACTCATAGTAAATGTAGTCTTAGAAGTTATCAATCAGTCCAATGGTCAATATACATATAAAGTTGTTGGCGACGGACGTTCAAAGTTTAGCAGCGAACTTGCTAAACATGTGGCCCTTGCTGAAAATAATGACGGGATTAGCCCATCTAAACAATTTAAACTTACCCTTGGAGAAAAAAAACAATACTCAACTCCAGGGGCGGTAAGAGCAACAACTAAGTTTAATTTTATTGATAAAAATACCTACAGGTCGGCAAGAGAGGCTTTAGGAAGTATAGGATATGACGACCTACAATCCTATTTAGGGTTCTTAAAACTTTCTGGACCTAATTCACCTCAAGGCGATATAAGTCTACTTAATAGACTTGATCAATCTGGCCCAACAGAAGATGTAATAGCAGCATTAAATCAAATGAATAAACAGGTTGATGAGGCCGTTACAGGGAATAGTTTTGTTCCAGGAATAAGTTTTGACGACTATGTTTTTATGCAAGGAGAAAGAAATATTTATGGTCAGTGGATAGATTTACCATTTATTCCAAACAGTATTTCAACAAGAATGCGTCTTTTTTCTTCTATTAAAAAGATAAAAAATAATCAATATATTATGTCAACAAACTCATCAATTGCTGGTATAGGTTTTGGTTTAAATTCAAATAACGAAGGGTACTTTGTTGAGGTAGAGTCTGTAGGTGCGGGAAAAGATAATATATCTAAAAAGGCCGCTCGTCAGAATTTAAGGATGTATAAAGTTAGTTTAAATAAAGATGGTAAATACGAACCTACGCTACTTTTTACCGCTCCAGTAGGTGCATATACTGTTAGCAATACAGAAGTCCAGGTAGTAAAAAATACCAATACAGCGGACCCAGTGTTTGAGTTAGAGATAAGAATAGAAAAATATCAAAACGGTATGAAATATGACGTTTATTATGGAAGTAAATATGTTAATTCTTTTATCGAAGCATCTGGTCCAGCCATTAATGTAGATAGCAGAAGAATATTCATGTTTGTTAGAAATGACTCACAGGCTATTTATGAATGGGTCGCTGCCGCAGCCAGACCAGTGGGGCGAGTCTCTAATTCATACTTTAAATCAAATACTGCTCTGGATCAAGCAATTCAAAGTGGCATCATCCCTGTTAATCAAGACTTTATCTTTAAGGATAACACTATTCAATACTATTTTAATGATTTTGCTAAGTTAGTTAGACAGGTAAAGGAATATGATATTAGGTATGAAACACCCGCATATGTTGTAAGGTTAATAGATATTTCTAGTGTAAACCCAGAATATTTAATTAAACAGTTTGACTATACTTCTTTTGGAGCAAAACTTGTTGTTGCTAATACATCATCTGGCCCAATACTATTAGGAGAAGAAAGCAACCTACCACTGTATCTTGTCGGTATTGGTATAGAAGAATTAAGCACAGGCAAGATCTCTATGAAAGACTACTATGACCTGATAGATGAAAAGAAGAAAAGGGTGACAACCAGGGAAAGAAATCTATCAACATATGGGGCCCAGACCTTTAGTTTTGACAGCCAGTATATACAAACAATGGCTCAGGCTAAAAATATGATGAGGTGGATTAATCAATATTGCAGTAGACAAAGATTAAAAATGTCTTTAGAAATTTTTCCAAATCCAATTTTACAATTGGGTGATAAAATAAGAATATATGATAAAAGTCGTGGATACATTCAAGAGAATACTAATTTTAATGATAAAGTATTTGTCGTATCATCTATTTCGCACTCAGTATCATCAGATGGACCTTCTATGAATATTGAAATTGTTGAGGTAGGTCAGTAATGGCAAAGAATCCTCCTACACCGCCCAAGCCTCCTACACCGCCCAAGCCTCCCACACCGCCCAAGCCTCCCACACCGCCTCCCACACCGCCCAAGCCTCCCGCGCCGCCTCCTACACCGCCTACTCCTATTACGCCTGCTCCACCACCGCCTGCTCCTATTACGCCTGCTCCACCACCGCCTGCTCCACCCCCTCCTCCTACAGGAGCAACAGGTCTATCAGAAGCACAAATAAGAGCAATTGTTCAAAATCAAATTACCTCTATGAAAGTAGTAACGCAAGATGTTGTTAGGAATATTGTTTCTAATCAAATTGGTTCTGCCATTGCTGAAAATACTTTTACAAAAAAAGAAGCAAACGATAAGTTTACAACTAAAGCAGAGGTTAGAGGCGTTGTTGAATCACTTTCTATAACAAAGGAAGATGCTAATAATAGGTTTACAACTAAAGCAGAAGTTCGCCAGGTTGTTGAATCACTTTCTATAACAAAGGAAGATGCTAATAAAAGATTTATTGATAAAAATGAATTAAACGTTAAATTAAACGACTGGTGGGATAGTAAAAATCCTTCCAGGTGGGTTACACAACCTGATTTAGATAAATGGTGGTCTATAAAAAATGTTGGTAAATTTACTACAGAAAATGAAGTTAAAGGAATTATAGATAAATGGTGGGACAGTAAAAATCCTTCTAGGTGGGTTACAGAATCGGAACTGAGTGATGCATTAAAAGGAATTAAAAAAGATACAGGAAAAGTCACTGCTG